ATGGAGTGCGCGCCGGTCGCCTGCGCCGTCAACGCGATCTCTCAAGCGGTTGGCCTTCTGCCGGTCCACATCCTTAAGCGCGGCACGGATGGCGCGAAGGATCGCGCGCCGGAACACCCGGCCTATCGACTGCTGCACCACGAAGCGAACGAATGGACCCCTGCCGGCAAACTCCGCCAAGAGGTTACCCGCGACGCTCTGCTTTATAAGCACGGCGGCTTCGCCGAGATCATCCGAGTTGGAGACGGTCGGCCCTTCGAGCTCATTCGGATCGACCCCGAAGTCTCGCCGATCACCGTCACCATGACGAGTGACGGTCCGGCCTACGCCGTTCAAGAGGACGGCATCACCCGCCAGATCGATCGCGCCAACATCCTGCATATCCCGAGCCCTTCACTGTCGGGCTTGGGCCTCGCGCACGATGCGCGGAAGGTGATCGGCCTGTCACTGCTGATGGAGCGGCACGCCGAGCGGCTATTCGCCAACGGCGCCCGCCCCTCTGGATTGCTTTCACTCAAAGGCAACATCAGCACCGACACTCTGAAGAATGCCAGGGCCGCATGGAATGCCCAGCACTCCGCTGCAAATAGCGGCGGCACCGCCGTGTTGCCCGCGGATGTTGTTTGGCAATCTCTCACTCTTAATTCCGCCGACGCTCAGTTCCTTGAACTGCGCAAGTATCAGATCGAAGAGACGTCGCGCATTTTTCGCGTCCCTCCGCATCTGCTCTACGAAATGGGCCGGGCAACTTGGGGCAACAGCGAGCAAGTTGGTCAAGAATTCCTTGACTTCTCACTGATGCATTGGGTCTCAGCCTGGGAAGGGGAGATTCGGTTAAAGCTATTCGACCGCGAAGAGCGCGACAAATACATCGCTGAGTTCTTCACCGATGGCTTTGCACGCGCCGATCTCGCCGCGCGAATGGATGCCTACAGCAAGGCTATCGCCGCCCGCATCCTCAGTCCGAACGAAGCTCGCGCTGCCGAGAATCGCCCGCCGTATTCCGGCGGCGACCGCTTCGAAAACCCGAACACCACCGCTTCGGGAGCCGCCGCATGATGCGGACCATTCATCTGCATGGCCGGCTCAAGACGCTTTTTGGCCCAAAGCACCGGTTTGATGTCCTCACAGCCGCAGAGGCGCTGCGGGCGCTCAACTGCGCATTCCCCGGTGAATTCGTCAAGGAACTGTCCGAGGGCGCCTATTGCGTCGTCCGCGGTAACCGGCACTCGGGAATGCAGCTCGATATCGAACTGGTCACCAGCTTCAAGCTCGGCAATGCCGATCTGCACATCATTCCGGTCGCGGCCGGCGCCGCCAACGGCACCAACAAAGCGGTAGGCAAGACCATCCTCGGCACGGTGCTTATCGGCGCCGCGGTGTTCATGTCGGGTGGCGCTGCCGGCGGACTACTCGCCGGCATGGGCGCACAAGCCCTCACTGGCGTCGGTATCACCTGGGGCAACATCGCACTCGTCGGCCTCGGCCTGGCGCTCTCCGGCGGCGCGACGCTGCTCGCCAACGCGAGCGACCCCACGACCAGCGACACGAAGACCGACGAGAGCTTCACGACCGCCGGTCCGACCAATCTCGCGCAACAGGGGGCAGCAATCCCGCTGATCTACGGCGAGACAATGACCGGCTCCAATGTCATTTCGTTCGATGCCGACATCGAAGACATCAGGGCCTACCAGGACGCCCAGGGCAGCATGGCCGACTACTACCTCGGCGCCTTCCAATATCGCGTGGGGAACTCCTGATGAGCAGCCCACAAAATCATCGCGCGTTCTTCGGCGACGGCGAGCACGACTTCCGGCTCACCGCCCCGTTGATCTTGGAGCTTGAACGCAAGACGGGGTGCGGCATCGCCGTCCTATTCCAGCGCCTCTTTCATCGGTCCTTCAGCCTAACCGATCTGCACGAGATCATTCGGTGCGCCCTGATCGGCGGCGGCACCGACCCGCGCCGTGCTGACCAACTGATCGCGACGTATGCGGTCGATCGTCCGATCTCCGAAACCCTCCCGATCGCTATCGCAATCGCCGAGCTGCATTGGTTCGGCCTGCCCAATGAGGAAACGAAATGAGCAAAAGGTCTGTTCTTCCGCCCGACTGGCACACTGGTGACAAGGTCCGCCTCAGGTCAGGTGGACCGTGGATGACGCTCGGTAAGGCGTCCGAAAGCCACCTTGGAATCACGGTCGAAGTAGTTTGGTTCGACGACGGAAACCAGCTTCGAAAGGAGTCGTTCTTTCCGGTGATGTTGGTGCGGCAAACCTGATGGACAAGGTTGAGATAAAGGCGACGCTCGCCGTCGACGATGCCGGCGTTATCACCGGCATCGCATGGCCGTTCGGCTCGCCCGACAGCGTCGGTGATATCATCACCAAGGGCGCTTTCAACGTCGCGGTGTCCGATCTGCCGATGCTCTTCCAGCACGACCCGGCAGACCTTGTCGGCACCTGGGAAGAGGTTCGCGAAACCGACGAAGGGCTCGCCGTGAAAGGCAAGCTGCATCTCGCCGAAAGCGCCCGCGCTCGGGCAGTCCGCGGCCTTGTGCAGGGAAAGCTGATTGAAGGTCTGTCCATCGGCTTTCGGACCAAGGCATCCGCTCGTCAGGGCAGCAATCGCGTCATCTCGGCGCTGGATCTCTTCGAGATCAGCCTTGTCCGAAATCCCAGCCATCCTAAGGCGCGCGTCACCAGCGCGAAGCAATTCAATTCGGCCGAAGCAATCGCCGCGGCCATCAACAGCGCTGCGGCGCAAATCAGGAAGTGAGCATGAAGCCCCACTACGAACTGGAACTGAAGGAAGCCGACACCGACCCGGCCGAACTGGTCACCAAAGCGCTCGCCGACTTCAAGGATGCCGTCGACGGCCGCTTGACCGCGATCGAAACCAAGGCCGCGAACGACAACAAGCTGGCCGATCGGCTTGACCGTATCGAAGCCAAAATGAACCGGCCGGGCATCGGTGCCGCGAACGACAACGACGACCTCGAGCGTAAGGCGTTCATTTCGTTCGCGCGTCGTGGTGTCGAACGCATGGGCGCCGACGAACAGAAGGCGTTGACCGTCTCGACCGATGCGTCCGGCGGCTACCTCGCCCCGGAGCAGTTCGGCAACGAGCTGATCAAGTTGTTGCGGCAATATTCGCCTGTCCGACAGTATGCCAACGTGGTCAGCATCGGCGCTGCCGAGATCAAGTATCCCCGCCGCACCGGCAGCACGGTGGCATCCTGGGTGGATGAAACCGAGGATCGCAGCGAAAGCGAGCCGAGCTTCGAACAGATCACGATCGCGCCCTTTGAGCTGGCGACCCATTCGGACGTGTCGACGCAGCTTCTGGAAGACAACGCCTACAATCTCGAAGGCGAGCTCGCAGCGGACTTCGCCGAGACTTTCGGCATCAAGGAAGCCGCGGCGTTCGTGAAGGGCTCCGGCGTCAAGCAGCCGACCGGCATCATGACCGCGGCGGGCATCACCGAAGTCAAGACCGGCGCCGCCGCGACGTTCCCGACCTCCAACCCGGCCGACGTGCTGATCGGCATGTATCACGCGCTGCCCGGCGTTCATGCCCAGAATGGCGTGTGGATGATGAACCGCACCACGCTCGGCACCATCCGCCAGTGGAAGGACGGCAACGGCCGCTATCTGGTCCTCGATCCGATCTCGGCTGGCGCACCGGTCACCCTGCTTGGTCGCCCGATCGTCGAAGCGATCGACATGGACGACATCGGCGCCAACAAATATCCGGTGCTGTTCGGCGATCTGAAGGGCTATCGCATCGTCGATCGCGTCGGCCTTTCGGTGCTTCGCGACCCGTATTCGCTCGCGACCAAGGGTCAGGTTCGGTTCCACGCCCGGACGCGGGTCGGCGCCGGCCTCACTCACCCCGACCGCTTCATCAAGCTCAAGGTGGCGGCGTAACGACCATGCGGCTCGCAAACGACACCATCGCGGTCAAACTCGGACCGGTGGCGCTTACGCTTCGCGCCACTTTGCGGGCCGCTTTCACCTTGGAACGTCGCTATGAAGGCTTCGGCACACTGTCTCAAGCTATTGCTCTTGGCGAGTATGGCGCTTTTGCTGATCTGATCGAGGCCACCTGCGAAGACCCTCTCGCTGGCGAAGCGCTCATTCAGCAGCTCGCCGCGCACAATCTAATTGAGAACATCATCGAGCTGCGCGACCCGCTCTTGCGGCTTGTCACGATGCTTGCTGGCGCCGACGAAGAGAACACCAACACCGCCGGCCCCAAGATCACATTCGAAGAATACTTCACCCAGCTCTATCGGATCGGCACCGGCTGGTTGTCTTGGACACCTGATCAGACTTGGAACGCCAGCCCGGCGGAGATCATCGAAGCCTACAAGGGCCGGCGCGAAATGCTCGCGGCGATCTTCGGCAAGAGCGACAACGGCAAAAGCCACGACCTGACCAAGATGGATAAGGACGAACGCAAGCGCCTTTGGGAAAGGCTGAGGGCAAAGCAATGCCAATGAAGCCACCCCGCATCTGTAGCTGCGGCCTGAAGGTCGCATCTGGCGTCATGTGCCGCTGTCAGATCGAACGCAAGGCGCAGGCCGACAAGCGGCGCCCGACCGCACGCCAGCGCGGCTACGACAGCAAATGGCAGCACGAGAGCAAAGCCTTTCTCGCACGTCCCGAGAATCGTTTCTGTGCCTGCGGCTGTGGCCGCATCGCGGACGTCGTCGATCACATCAAGCCCCACCGCGGCGACATGAAGCTGTTCTGGGACCGGAACAACTGGCAGCCGATGGCGAGCTCGCCTTGTCACAGCAGCCGCAAGCAATCGCTCGAACGCAAAGGAACTGAATAGCATGGGTGCTTACATCCTGCTCACCTACAAGGGAGTGACCAAGTCGATTGCCGAGTGGTCGAAGATCACCGGCATCAGCGATGCGTGCATCCGCAAGCGATTGCATGAAGGATGGCCGGTCGATCGCGTGCTCACTCAACCGAAGTGGAAGCGCGTCAAGGGCAAGTCCGAACAGATGCCGATCACTCTCTGTTCCAAACAGCTGGAAGAGTGGCAGCGAGACATTCACCGGCAACACCGTGAGCTGTCCCGCAACATCCGCGCGTTCGTCACCTCAGTCGAGAACCAGATGAGTGACCTTCGCTACAACTTCGATCGACTGGTTGCGGCATCGATCGCGGGCGAACAGAGGCCGGGGGTGGGTCCGAACTCTCACCAGAGCCGCCGGGACCGGTCACTCCCCACCGCGCAAGAGAGCACCTAATTGGGATTTTTTCTATGGTCACCCTGGACGATCTGAAAGCACATCTGAACCTCACCCTGGGCGACGACGACGAGCTGCTGACCAGCAAGCTCGCCGCGGCCAAGCAATGGATCACCGGCTATACCGCGTCGGACGTCGATGCGGCGGGCACTCCTGCGCCGGTCGACGAAGCTGTGCGCCAGCTTGCCGCGCATCTCTATGAGAACCGCGAAGCGACGTTGGTCGGCATCACCGCCCAACAGACGCCTTTCGGATTTCTCGATTTGCTCGCGCCTTACCGGGCTTGGAGCTTCTGAAATGGCGAATTCTGACCCGTCTTTGGCGCTTCAAGCGGTCATTCGGGAGCGCTTGATCGCATCTTACGAGCTGATGGCCCTGGTGCCTCCGGATAATGTTCTGGACGTCACCGGACGCCCGGAAGTGATGCCGGCCGTGATCATCGGCGAGGGTCAGAGCGTATTCGATCGCTTCAAGGCGACCACTTTCGCGACCTTGCACGTATGGTTTCAGGAACCCGGCCTTGTCGCCGCCAAGGAAGCGGCCGGCGCGATCATTGACGCCTTGGACGTCGACGCCCAGCGCGATGGTGTGCTGCGCTTGCCCGGCTTCGTCGTTCACGGCATGGGCGCGACCCGCACGCAATTCACCCGTGATCCCCACGGACCGTATTCGCACGCGATCGTTACGGTCGAAGCCATTGTGAGCCCGACCTGATGCGCGCGGGCTCCCTCGATAGCGTGATTGAGATTCGGCGCCCCGTTACACAGGTGAACGGCTACGGCACACCAAGCGTCACCGAATGGGTGTTGGTCGCCAAGATGCGCGCGGCCGTGCTCGACTATGCTCTTGATGATCGGGAAGGTCAGCGCGGCAACGTCTCTGAAACCGCGATCACCTTCCGGACGCGATACCTTGCCGACGTGAGCCTTGACCACCGCGTCGAATACGACGGCAACAGCTACACCATCAAACAGGTTCGGGCGCTGGGGCGCGCCCGCGGCCTTGATTTGCGATGCGAAAGGGTCGGCTATTGACGATCCTGACCGCGCTACTCTCTGAAGATCTTTGCGTCCTTAGCCAGCGACACGAGTATTTCGGTCGCTCGGCTTCCGACTCTAGCCTCACTTCCTGGCCGGAACTGTCGACCCGTCACGCCTGGATAACCAGCGATTTCCTCAATGAGCCGGGCCGCATCCACTCGTCCAGCAAAAGCATGCCTCTTCATAAGAATGGGCAGGGCCTGAGCAGCAAGCTGCTGCGCGGCAAGATCATAGAGCGCTGCGCGCAGATCTTCGTTCTCCCGTGTCGCTTCATCAATCCATTCGAAGGTATCGCGCATCTCCAATCCCCGGCTATTCGGTCCATACGCAATAGCTACGCGCGTTCGCTGTGGGTTGTCGAGGAGCAAATTGCGTGAAGGGACGGAAGCCTGAACTCACTGGCGATGCGAACGCTATGAGCGATATCACCCCGCCGCCGTCTTGGCTCTCGAAATACGCCAAGGCCGAATGGCGGGCCGTTCTGCCGGTGCTGATTGAACGACGCATCCTGACCCCTGCCGACCTCGGAAGCCTCACCAGCTATTGCGTGGCGACCGGACGTGTTCGCGAGCTCGAAATCAGAAACCGCGCCGAGTTCGATTTGAAGTTGGTTCGCGCCCAAGACGCCGCGATGAAGACCGCGCGCCAGCTCGCCGCCGAACTTGGCCTTACGCCCGTCTCGCGCAACCGCCCCGCGGTCCGCGACAACGACACTGCGGAAGACGATGACAACCCGCTCAACGTATCCTGATTGGCTGTTCGACGGCTCACCGATCGACGACCCGCTCGGCTATGGCGAGCGCGCCGTCAATTTCCTGCGCCTACTCAAGCACCCCAAAAGTGCGGCGCCTAAGCGCGCGCTGATGCTGGACGAATGGCAGGACCGGATCGTCCGCCGCATCTATGGTCCGCGGGACCAGAACGGCCACCGGATTGTCAAGACGGTGGTCCTGCTACTCCCGCGCGGCAACCGTAAGACGTCGTTGGCGGCGGCGCTTTCGCTTCTGCACACCATCGGCCCGGAACGACGGCCCGGCGGCGAGGCAATCTTCGCAGCGGGCGACCGGCCGCAAGCAAGCCTCGGTTTCAAAGAGGCCGCCGGCATCATTCGGGAAGACAAGCGACTGGTGAAAGCCACGCGTATCTATGACGCTCACAACAGCGTCAAGAAAATCGTCTTCAACAAGGATGGCTCTTTCCTCGAAGCCATCAGCGGCGAAGGAGCGCCGGCCCACGGCCGCACCCCAGCCTTCGCCTTCGTTGACGAACTGCACATTTGGAAGAACGCGGACCTCTGGACCGCGATCAAGTCGGGCCTGCCCAAGACCCAAGGCTCTCTGCTGATCATCGCGACCACTGCCGGCCGCGGTCAGGACAACATCGCTCACGAGATCGTCGACCGCGCCCGCAAGGTTGCGCGCGGCGACATCGATGATCCGTCGTTGCTTCCGATCCTGTTCGAAACGCCCGATGATGCCGATTGGAGAGACGAAGCCCTTTGGCACCGCGCAAATCCTGGCCTTGCACTCGGCTATCAGGACATTGAGGGACTGCGCCAGCTCGCGCGCGAGGGTGAAACCAGCATCACTGCCCGTGAGACATTCCGGCAATACAATCTGAATGTCTGGCTCGACCGCTCAACTGACCCGTTCGTGGAGATGGCGGTCTATGATCAGGGCGCAGACCCGGTCGACCTTGAGGCGCTGAAGGGGCGCCCGTGTTGGCTCGGTGTCGATCTCTCGTCACAAACCGACCTCACCGTGATCGTTGCCGCGTGGCGCGATGACGATGGCGGGTTCACCGTTCTGCCCATTTTCTTCTGTCCGAAGATGAACCTTCGCGAGCGGGAAGAGCAAACCGGTGCCCCATATCTCGAATGGGAACGACAAGGGCTGATCACCGCGACCGACGGCAACGTGGTGGACTTTGATGCGGTGGAAGCCGCTATTCGCGACCTCTGCGATCGCTTCGAAGTCACGGAGATTGCGTTCGATCCTGCTCTTGCGCGAAGCGTGCTCAACAGCTTGCAGAAAGACGGCTATCCAGCGGTGGAAATGCGCCAGGGTGCGCTCACCATGATGCCCGCCATCGCCGAGCTTGAACGCGCGATCGTTGCCGGCAAGTTTCGGCACGGTGGCAACCCCGTGCTACGGTTCAACTTCGCCAATGTCGAGGTAGAGCGGAACAAGCAACAGCACGCCGTTCGGTTCGTCAAATCCAAGAGGTGGTTGAGTATCGACGGTGCGGTTGCGGCGGCGATGGCAGTCTCGCGCGCCGCGGCCGGCGAGAGCGGCCGGTCCCTTTACGACGATCCGGCCCTCAAACCCGAAGATTTCGTGTGGAGCTGATGGCCGACGATCTCACTCGATACCTGAACTCGCTCCCCGACAAGGTTCGCCAGCAAGTCTCGGATGCCGTTCGCACGGAAGCCGAACGCCTCTCCGCCGCACAGCGCGCCGCGCTGAAAGCTCAAGAGCAAGCACCCGACGAAACCGGTGACTTGGAAGCGAGCTGCACCACGACCCCCGGTCGCGACGAATTCGAAGTCATCGTGCAAGCCGGCGGCGACGCCACGACGAAGGAAGTGCGCGAAGGAAGCGGCGAGCCATACGACTACGCGGAAGCGTTCGAATACGGCACCTCGCGCCAGCCGGCGCGCCCTTTCTTTTTCAACACCTACGACGCCATGCGCGCCGAAATCGAAACCAACATCGGAAACGCAATCAGCGAGGCATTGAAATGACCAGCGAATGCGCCCGCACCCTCGCATGGGCGGGCAGCCAACACACCTTCAACCTTGATCATCCGTGGGTGCGCAGCTTCCTAGCAGTCCGCGGACTGCCGGGCGACAACGGCAGCAGCCCGGCCGCTTGCCTGTGGCGGTTTCAGCAAGGCCATGGCACCGAAGAAGACGTGGCCCGCGTGATTGAGCTTGGCCTAATCGGCGCAGGAAAGACCCGCTCAGAAGCCGCGGCGTTGGTGCGCGACAACATTCGCTCGGGGCCGCTTTCGCCGCACATTGATGTAGCTGCTGCAGTATTGTCCGCGCTGTTCGTCGGGCAAGGTGCCTAATGGCTGTTCCCGCGCTCAATATCCCGATCCGCGCCGACGTCGACAAATTCCAGCGCGACATGAACAAGGCGGCGGACGTCGCCGGCAAAGCCACCATGGCGATCACCAGCAAGGTGATTGCGATGAACAGCACCTTCCTTGCCTCTCAAGGCGCGGCTGGCGTGGCAACGCTGGCGCTTGGCCGTGTGCTCGGCGTCGTCGGGCCGCTCGCGCTGGCAATCACTGCGGTCAAGGACACGTTCGATTTCTTGCGCTATTCGGTGAAGCTGGCCGGCGATCGGATTGAAGAGTTCAACGGCATCGCTGCCAAGGCGGCGAGCGCCAACGTCACCACCGATTTCTACCAGCGCATTGAGAAGGCCGCGAAGGGCGCAGGCCTATCGATCGATGACAGCGCCGACGCGCTGCGGCGCTTCAACGACGCCACCAGCACCAAGCTCGGCGGCAGCGACCTCGATAAACGCCTCAAGGAACTGTCGGACGCGGGCAACCTGTCCGGCAACCGCGGGCTGGCGCAACTCAGCATCGCCACGGGCACCGAGGAACGCATCCGCACCGTTGTCCGGCTGATCGATGAAGCCATGCAGAAGGGAGAGCGCCTTGCCGCCATCGACATTGCAGAGAAGGCGTTCGGATCGAAGGTCGCGGCCAACCTCAAGGCCGATGCCGGCTACCTTGACCAGCTTCTCACCCGCGCGGACGCGATCAGCAAAGCCGAGATCATTTCCGAGGCCGACGTCGGCCGCGCCATCGCCCTCAAAGAGCGGATGGAGGAAGCGCACAAGATCCTCGCCGACAAGTGGAAACCTATCCAGAACGACATAGCCGAACTTGGTATCAACTATCGCGAGAACACCTCTGCGATCGTTGAGAAGTTCGCCGAGTTGGTCGGCCTCGCCAATCAGCTCTATGCCTCGCTCAAGACCATCCCTGACATCTTCGCGGAGCTTGGCAATTCGCCCATCTGGTCCCGCCTGACCGAACTGACCGGCGCCCTGGGCCTAAATTCTGATCCGGCCGCGCTTGGCATCGAGACAGGAATCGACGTCGGCCGCGCCACGGCGAATGACAAGCTGCGGGCGGCACTACAGAACCGCGCTCGCATGATGCGCGACATGCAACAGGCTTCGGACGTGCAAACCGCCGTCCGCGGCGACACCTCGCGCAATCCGGCGCCGGCCAAGTCCGGCGAGGCGAATGCCTTCGACACCACGGCGGCGTCGATCGAACGCCACACCGCCCGCGTGCAGGCCGACACGAAGGCGGTCGGCCTTGGGGCCGCGGCGCTGGACGAGATGCGCGCCCGTGCATCGCTGCTTACGGCGGCACAACAGGCCGGCATTGAACCGACTGCGGCAATGACCGCCCGGATCGACAAGCTCGCCAAGGCGGCCGGCGAAGCGGCCGAACAACTCGCCAAGGCCAAGGTCAATTCCGAGATCGACTTCGGCCGCAAGACCGCGATGCTGTCGGGCGAAGATGTCGCCATTGCCGGCCAGCTCCGATCGATCTACGGCAACGATGTCCCCACCGCGCTCGCCAGCTCGGAAGCCGCGGCCTTGCGCCTCAACGAGGCTCTGAGGGGCTTGTCAGGCTCGATTGAGACCAGCCTGACCAGTGGCCTTGCCGACATCGCTACGGGCGCTAAGTCGGTCAGCGCCGGATTTGCCGACATGGGGCGCGTCGTGATCCGCGCGCTCGAGGAAATGATCGTCAAGATGCTGGTGGTGCAGCCGCTGATGCGCGCCTTATCCGGCGGCGTGCTCGGCTTCGCAGACGGCGGCCTGGTTTCCGCCCCTTCCACGATGATGATCGGCGACTACGCGATGCCGAAGTTTGCCGGCGGCGGCATGATCTCCGGCCCCGGCACCGGTCGATCGGATTCCATCCCGGCGCTGGTCAGCAACGGCGAATTCATCGTCAACGCCGACGCCACGGCCCGGCACCTGCCGATCTTGAAGGCGATCAACGAGAACGCCCTTCCTCGCTTCGCAGACGGCGGCTTGGTCGGCAGCGGCGCGGCGCCCATGATCAGCCCTGGCGCGGTAGTGGCGCCGACGGTGCAGGTGACCGTGCAGGGCTCCCCCGGCATGACCGCGACCGATCACGAAGAGATGGGGCGGCGCGTCGGCGCGGCCGCGATGGATCAGATCCGCGGCATGATCGCCAAAGAATTCCGCACTCAGACCCGCCCCGGCGGCGCGCTTCGGCGATGAACACGCAATCGGCGGCTCGAAAGCTATATTCGAGCGGATAGGTCGAAAATTAAGGCCACCAGCCCGGCGAGACTGGTGGCCTTGGATCAAGGGAGTGCCCGGACTTGCCGTTGGAAAGAAAGCCCGAACAACAAGAGTATAGCTCCGATGCCTTCATATGCGCGGCTGCGACAGAGACAAAGCGGTCGAAAAATGTTTCGGCTTCGCGGTCGAAAAAAGTTCAGCAGCGGCGCCGGCGCACGCCCTTCAAAGACGCTCAAACACTCCGAAAAATAAGCACTTTTGAGCTTCCAACCGCGCCCCCCGCTGAGAAGCCTTTAGTTGCACACTCACACACCCCTTGCCACGCCACCTCTAGCCCTTCCACCACCTCAGCAAGGGTCGAGAGCGTTGCCCCAGCGAACGACAACAACCTCCCTGTATGGGAGCTGACCGGGGACGTCGTGAAGGTGTTCGCCGCCAGCGTGGCGCTACAGCTTGAAGACGAGCGGCGCGCGGTCGGCTTCGTCTTCAATCTGACGCTCGAGGCTGTAGAGAGGGCCTCCAAGCATCCAGCAGGCTTTCTAGACCGTCTGAAACGCGATCTAGACCGGGAGGTAAAGCGGGCCGGCTTTGACCTTCCTTACTGGTTCTGTATCGACGTCGATCGCGACAAGCGCCTGCACATTCACGGCGCTTTCCTCTCCCATGACATGGAGCTTCCACGGCTCCGGGAGCTGTTCAGGAAGGCGTGGGGCGAGTGGAAAGGTCCGGGCAAGGATAAGCAGCTCTGGTTAAGCCCGCTCGCCGTAGATGACGGCTGGGGCTCCTACAGCATGCGTAATCAGAAGCGGGTGGCGAAGATTATCGGCGAGCGAACCTTCACGATCTCGCAGCCGCTGCGCCGGGAAGCCCAATCCGCCTACAATGAAATCCGCCGCATCATGCGCTCAGAACAGCGCCGGATCAGCTAATCTGCCCCGGCCAAATTAGGAATATAGTCAGTATTTTATCTTAGTGGATTTTCTCATTGCGCTTGCCGAGCGGACGTCCACTCCTTTGAAAGTCAATACTGACTTATATAACTCATTGTTTTAAATAGTATTTTTAGCTTGTCGTCGATTCGCGAATATGAGAATCCTTGCGTGCATTACAACACGAAGGGGCTTTCTATGACTGCTACCACCATGCACTACGTCGCCGACCACATCTTCGGCGAGATTGTCGAGACCCGCATGCGGGCGGTTCGTGCCGCCCTTGGCGGGCTCCGGATTTCAGATTTCGTCGCGGACCAGCTCCAATCCGAGATCGTCGCCTCGTTCATTGAACAGCGCGACATCGCGCCGCTGTCGTCGCGCGAATAGAGGGGCCGGCCTCGATCCATAAAGGCGACGTGACAAAATAGTCACAATCGGCAGCGACCTGACAAAACGAACCGTCGTCCCGCAAGCCCAGCGCTATGTTCACTTAGCGGGGCGTTTCACCAACGATCTCGGACCACGCAAACGCGGAAAGCTTCATTTCCGCGAACGATAAACCGTGTCCGGCAACCTGCTGGATCAATTCGAGGAGTATACACTTGGCAAAGCTCAATTGCTCTATCGAGGCGCAAACTGTGCTCACCTTCCGTAAGGACGGTGAGCTGACCCATCGGTTACTACTTTCGAGGGGAGATCTGGCGGCTCTTCTGAAGGGCAACCGTCTCGCGCCGATTACCGGTCCCGAAGAAAACGGCGGAGTGCCTTGCTCCCACATGGCGATTCTGGACGATTCCACCGATGTGCATCTGCAGCGGAGCGGTGATATCGTTCAGCTTTGGACGTCTGTGAATGCCGAACCTCTAACACTATCGGCTGAGCAGGTCGGGCAGTTGCGCGATGGATTGAACGCTGCGGCACGCGCCGCGGATGATCTCGCCCTCGAAATCGCAAATATCGGTGAACCCGAGCCGGATTTTATCGAAGATGGCTCGGCACCGATTTCCCAGGAACAGAAGATCCTCGACCGCGTCTATTGCAATTTCGCTAGGCCGAAGGGCCGGCATCCGAGCGCCTGAATATTGAAGCTTGGCAGCGAATGCGCGGGCATCACCCGCGCATTCGGCAACTAATCCCTCTCAACTCTTCTTCGCCAAAACGGTGTATCCACGAGCGGCCATGCAATCGCTGATTGGCGCACCAAGGACGATGAACGAGTCATTAGCGCGGCGCTGATTTGTGCATGCTCCTAAGTCCGCATTGTAACGAACAGGGTCGACACCGGTCATATCGACGATAGGAGGCTCATAAGCGGAATTCACAGCGCAACCGGCCAGCAGAAGGACCGGAAGCAAAAGAAGGGCACGCATTGGAAACGATGATCCTCAATCACAATGAGCTTCTAGGGGCGTCGACAATGCCAGACACGCGCGCGCTGGATCAATACCAAACCCGGCTAGAGCCCCGACAGATCGCTCGGCACTTCGCCGAAGGCCTTTAGCAACACCGCATCCTGAAAGTCGCCGATGGTCGGATCACCGGTCCGACTGAACGCCACTGCGCCGGCATAGTTCTCCAACCGCGCCAGTGCCTCGGCCCTCACTTGGACCGAAATGCAGCGAAGTTGTGAGCAAGATAAGCGAGAGAGGCGGACGAGACCGGTGCACTCAATCCTGCAAAATAGGTTCGGCTAAAAGATGCTCAGAGGACATCGCGTAGCCAATTCCTACATTGGCCTGCCGTTCGATTTCGTCTAGCAGAATCAGAATTTGCTGTTGTCCCGCAACTATCCCCTCGCTCGGATTGAAGCCTCCAATCATGAAGCCGCTTCCGCTCGTTTCCCTCCTAATGAACTCCATATTGTGATGCAGAGCGTTCCTAAGCAAATTAAACATGTGACTCAGACCCGTGCTTTTCCTCGTCACCACTCCGAGCACTGCAGCCGTTTCTGGATCGATAAGTGGGCCGCCAGAGTTGCCGGCATTCACGCTGGCGTCAATCTGAACGACATGCGCCACTCCCGAGTCGTAGAAAGATGAGATGATCCCCGAGTGGCAGGTTAAGTTAAGATGCTCAAGCGGGAAGCCGATCAGCGCGATGGACTCTCCAATTCTGCGGCCTCTCGGGCTTTCAAGCTGAAATTGAAAGTCATCAGAACCAATGATCTCAGGAATATCCAAGACCGCATAATCGTAGCTGCTTTCCTGGGAACCGGTCTTGAGTCGGCGAGCAAAATCATCGCCCGCTAAACAGAAGGCCTCGTTGGAGCCATCCTTCCTCAGACATACCCTAGCATCGCGCGGCCCCGCGAAAACATGATTGTTTGTGATCAGAAAGCCTCGACACAGAAAGCCGGTTCCCTTTGCAATGGCCGCGCCTTCTTCATCGATAAAAATGATGTGTATTAATCCAGATCGCACTTTCTCAAAAACATCTGCTAGAGGCATGGGTTATCTCACTTTGCTTGGATGACCGCTTCGACCATCTTGACACGATCTGCGATCACCATTTCAGATTCGATGCCATAGCGCCCCGTCGTGGTCGATTTCGTATGCCCAAGTAGCGGCCCAAACTGTTCGTCATAGTAGCCAGCCCGCCGCAGCGCGTCTGCAAAGCCATGCCGGAAGCTGTGGAAATTCAAAGAGCGGTCAGACTTCACGCCGATCGCACGGAAGTAATCATTGAAGAACGTTGACGCCTTGCCGCTTATGTAGCCGCGCGCATCCGCCTTGATCTCAGGGAACAACCGGTCGCCCATCGCCGACATGCGGGCATGGTATTTCAAGAAACCAAGTTCGATCAGCTTCGAATGCATCGGCACCACCCGCATCGAACCTTCGGTCTTGGTCGACTTCGTGCCCGCCCCGCCTTCCTCGGTAATGTGGAAAATCCAGACGTCGTGAAGCTGCCGAACGTCGGCCGTCATCAACTGGCAAATCTCGCCGAGCCGGGCACCGGAGTGGACGGCGATCAGAGGTATCCAGTAGCGCCAATCCCGGACTTCAACGTTGCCCTTCTGGTGCTCCAGCTTATCACCACCGCAGCGGTGGAAGAGAGGCGATTCGAAGATGCGGCGCATCTGATCGGCGCTGTAGGGCAGCACCGTCTTTTTCCGGCGATCGACTTCCAGATACATGCCCTGCATGATCTGCTCGCCGATAAAGTCGTTCGCCAGCAACCAGTCGCTGAAACCGCCCAATGCAGCCAGATATCGGTTGATCGTCTTGTGCTGGATCACCGGCTTGCCGACGACCTTGTTGCGTTCGATCGTGTCGAGGAACGACAGCCCGCGGAACTCGCTTGCTTCGATCGCCTTCACCGGCCATTCGAACAACTTCTCTTTCCACTCCCGGACGTTCTTCCGAGTCAGCGCTGAAATGTGCGCGTTGCCTCCAACGAAGTTGTCAAAGAGCGCCACCACCTTCCGGTTCTGCGCCCAAGTGTCGGCCGACACCCTGCCCGACTTCTCCCGCGCATAGCGATCGTAAAGCTCTAGGATGCCCTCGCCCTTCGGCGGATCGAATACGGTCGGCTGCTGCACCAGCTTGTCTTTGGACTCGCCGGAGAAGTCGCCAGCGTCCCGCTCAACCGTCCGCTTAAGCCCTTCCAGCTCGGCACGTTGGAGCCCTTGGGCCAGCTTGCGGTATTCGGGCGTTCCCGGATCGACCCCAAGCCGCCGGGCTTCGATGACTTGCTCGACCACGTCCGCGATCAGCTTCGTTTCGCCGCGGGCGGCTTCTACCTTCATCTGCGCCAGCCGCTCGACTCGCTCCCGCTGGTTGCTTTCGAACCGGTCCCGCAGCTCTTCGAAGATCCTGTAGGCCGTGATGTTCAGCTCGCCGAACTCGGCTTCCAGATATTCCCAGATCGCATTCAGTTCGTCGCCGGTCGGCAGCTCTTGCCGGAACCTCTCGTCGGCGTTGATCAGCTCAAGGTATCGGCGCCAGATCGCGTTCTGCAGCTCGGCTTCCGTCAACTGCTTGGGGCGCCGCAGCTCGGCAAATGTGCGCTCCCATTCGTCCAGAATTGGCCGTGAGAGGCGTTTGGCCTCCCGCGCGTCCGGCGTATTCAGCGACTTGCGAAGCTCTCTACGGGGCTTTCCGGGCGTGCCCATGCGCACCTGGAGATCGCGCGGCACGGCCATCCGAACATAATAATTCCGGCTACCGGGCCGGCGGCTAATATTGGTTGCAATTGCCAT